GTCCTTATGTTCCTCTCCAGATGGTTCGTGCCGTCGGTGAGAACACCTTCCAGCCAAAGATCGGCTTCAAGACCCGTTACGGTCTGGTTGCTAACCCATTCGCTGAAGGAACCACCCAGGGTCTCGGAAGACTCAGAGTCAACTCTAACCGTTACTACAGAAGAGTTGCTGTTAAGAATCTCATGTGATTCATCACAAGAGATTTCAAGAGGACCTTCGGGTCCTCTTTTTTTATGCCTACATCTAAATACTTAAAAAAGATATAATGGCACAACCCTTAACTTCACAAATTAACGATAGAAATTTTCTTCAAGCCACAGGGTTTAGTTTTTCTATTCAAAGGGCACCTAAAGTCACATACTTTGGAAATGCTGTAAATGTTCCAGGGGTATCATTGGGTGTTGCAACTCAACCCACCTACTTGAAAGACATTCCACTTGCAGGAGACAAGATGGAATTCAATGATTTGAGATTGAGATTTTTAATTGACCAAAACTTAGAAAATTATAGAGAAATACAAAATTGGATGAGGGGTATTGGATACCCAGAAAGTTTAGATCAGATATACAGTTTTCAGGATGATGGACCAGTTAGAAATGGTGGTCAATTAAATCTGTATTCGGACGGAACACTTCAGATTTTGAGTTCGATCAACAGACCATTGTTTTCGGTCAGTTTCAAAGATATGTTCCCAATAGAATTGTCTGATATCAATTTTGATGCGACCGTATCAGAAACCGAATATTTGACAGCAGATGTCACTTTCAAGTATTCTATCTACAATATAGATACTGTCGATTGTTGCTAATGATTGATTTGCCTGGACTCCAAGAAATGTGGGAAAAGGATTCAAAAATCGATATTGATAACCTCCATACCGAATCTTTGAACATTCCCATACTTCATGCTAAATATTATGACATGTACAATACACTACTTCTTTTAAGAAAGAAGGCTGAACAACAAAGAAAAAACATTCGTCACGAACGTTATGAATACTTTTCAGGTAAAGCAGATCCAGATATTTACATTGAGAATCCCTTTCCTAAAAAAATTAGGGATAAAGAAACTATGCAAAAATATTTGGACGCAGATGAAAAACTCTCAGGAGTTTCGTTAAAAATTGATTACTATGATGTGATGTTAAATTACATCGAAGAAATCTTGAAACAAATTTCAAATAGAACATATCAAATTAAGAACAGCATAGAATTCATGAGATTTTCATCTGGGCTTGGATAATAAATAGTCCAGATAAAGATTTATTATGGCTGATTTGAGGATTGAAAAAGTCAATGAAGTCTATTTAAAAATTACAACGGAACCTCATATTGAATATGAACTAAGAGATAGGTTCACATTTGAGGTTCCAAATAAGAAATTTATGCCCCAATATAGAAGTAAGTATTGGGATGGATATGTTCATCTTTTTAATATGAAGACCAAGAGGATATACGTAGGTCTTCTTGATAAGATTGTAGCATTCTGTGAGCAATCTGGTTATAGTTATAAATTTGAAAATAATAAATTTTATGGTCTACCATTCGAAGTCAATGAGATGGTCTCATTGGGTGGTGTTAAAGACTATATGAAATCAATTACTCATTTTGAACCAAGGGACTATCAAATAGATGCGGTTCATGATGCGTTAAAATACAATAGAAAATTACTTATCTCACCAACAGCATCTGGTAAGTCATTTATGATTTACACTATTGTGAGATATTTTGTTGCAAAAAATAAAAAAATTCTTTTAGTTGTTCCTACGACATCATTGGTAGAACAAATGTTTAAAGACTTTTGTGACTATGGGTGGGATGCAGAAAATCATTGTCACAGAATCTATGCTGGAAGAGAAAGAGTAAATACAAATGATGTAACTATTACGACTTGGCAATCTGTTTATCAATTAGATAGAAAGTTTTTTGAAGAGTATGATGTAGTCATTGGAGATGAAGCACATCTATTCAAAAGTAAGTCTCTAATCGGTATTATGGACAAATTACATCATGCTAAGTATAGATATGGGTTCACAGGAACTTTAGACGGTACACAGACCCATAAATGGGTCTTAGAGGGATTGTTTGGTCCATCATATAAAGTCACTCAAACAAAGAAATTAATTGATGAAGGTCATTTGGCAACACTTGATATTCAATGTCTTGTTTTAAAATATAAACCAAAGAAGTTTGATACTTATGAGGATGAGATTCAACACCTAATTAGTCATAAGAGAAGAAATACTTTTATTACAAATCTTGTCAATGATTTGGATGGAAATAGTCTTATTTTATACAGCAGAGTTGAAACTCATGGTGCCATTCTTTTTGAAGAGATAAATAAAAAGGTCAAGGAAGGAAGAAGAGTCTTCTTTATCCACGGTGGTATCGATGCTGAAGATAGAGAAAAAGTAAGAGAAATTACTGAGAAAGAAAGCGATGCAATTATTGTTGCATCTTACGGAACCTTCAGTACAGGTATTAATATTAAAAATCTACACAATGTAATATTTGCCTCTCCATCCAAATCTCGTATTCGCAATTTGCAGAGTATTGGTAGAGTCCTTAGAAAAGGCAAAAACAAAATGAAAGCAAAACTGTATGATATAGCAGACGATTTTACAATTGGGTCAAGAAAAAATTATACACTGAATCATTTTATTGAGAGAGTGAAAATTTATGTTCAAGAACAATTCAACTATGACATTATATCAATCAACATAAAAGACTAGAAAAGGAGGATGTTTGATGGGCATCGAAGACGACTTTTTTGCAACAATCAAACTTAAGTGTGGAGATGAAATATTTGCAAAAGTAGCAGCATCTGATGAAGGAGATAGAACAATGCTTCTTCTTTCAAATCCGATTGTTGTAGAAGAGGTTAAAACCAGAGGTAATCATTATGGATACAAATTAGAACCCTGGTTAAAAACATCTGATGAAGATTTATTTGTTTTGAATCTGGATGATGTTCTTACAATGTCTGAATCAGAAAATATTGAAATGATCTTGTATTATCAAGAGTACGTAAGAAAGCTTAATAAAACCAACTATTCAAAACTGGATAGAAAAATGGGTTATCTCTCTAGTGTCAATGATGCAAAAGAGGTCTTAGAGAAGCTTTATAATAATAGCTAAGTAATACTTATAACTTATCTTTCATCCTGGACAAGCCTAGTCTACTGGGTATTTGGGCATCTGTCAACACTTGTCATTGAGTGCTTTGTTTGATATAATGATATGAATCAAATAACTTTGACTAATAAAATTGTCTAATAAGAATTATCTATGCCAAGACCAAAGAGTACAGAACACTACGTAAACAATAAAGAGTTTTTAAACGCACTGGAGAACTACTTTGCAAAAGTAGAAAAGGCAAAACTCAATGATCAACCAAAACCAGAAATTCCTAGGTATATTGGTGAATGTTTTCTTAAGATTGCCAATCACTTATCATACAAACCAAACTTTGTGAACTACATGTTCAAAGATGATATGATTTGTGATGGTATTGAAAATTGTGTGAGGTATATTCACAACTTCAATCCTGAGAAATCTAAGAATCCTTTTGCGTATTTTACTCAGATCATCTACTATGCTTTCTTGAGAAGAATCTCCCAAGAGAAAAAACAGTTGGAGATTAAAAATAAGATTCTTGAGAAAACTGACTTCGATGAAGTCTTTGATGCTAATGATCTTGACAGTGGAAATTATTCCGACTACAATTCAATCAAGGATGCAGTCCATCAAAAATTGAGATACTCTTGAGAATAAGATGCTTGTAGGATGTATTACAGATACTCATTATGGATGTAGAAAAGGATCCCAACTTTTCCATGACTATTTTGAAGAGTTTTATAAGAACGTATTTTTTCCTACACTAGATGAAAAGAATATCAAAACTGTCATTCATATGGGTGATGCTTTTGATAGTAGGAAAGGTATTGAATTCAAATCTTTAAAGTGGGCTAAAAGAGTTGTATTTGATCCTCTGAAAGAAAGAGGTATCACCTTACATCTTATGGTGGGTAATCATGATGCTTACTACAAAAACACTAATTCTATCAATGCAGTAGATCTGCTTCTTAAAGAATACGACAATATACACGTTTATTCTGAGCCAACTGAAGTCAAAGTTGACAAATTAAAAATATTATTCATTCCCTGGATTAATCAAGAAAATGAAAACCAAACTATTAAACTTATTCAAAAGACATCTTGCACGTGTGCGATGGGGCACCTTGAACTCCAAGGATTTAGAGT